TTGTTTAAATCCAGCAGGTAAGTTTGATAAAGTTCCTGCATCTAATAATGATCTCAATGCCGACGTTGCAGTTCTAGATAATCCACCAATCATGTGGATTAAACCAAAGCCATAGAAACCTAGGCCAGGTAAAAATTTAAAGTGTACGAAGTATGAAATTTTTTTACGCTTTGGATCAGCAACTTCGTAGTTTCTTCTAATCGACAATACTTGTCTAGAGTTTGCTTCAACCGTTACAATATAAGGTAACTTAATACCAGTCATCTCCCCATCGGGCCCTCGGTCTTCAAAACCCTCTAGGTCGAGATTAACATGACATTCGATTAATGTGAAGACATCTTCTTGTCTTCCAGTTTGTTTTACACCTTCTAATTCATGTTCTTTTTTTTCTAAGTCATCTTGTTGGTCATAACCTGAAGTTAATTCTATATCTCTATAGAATCCTCCGACTTGTTGTTTTCTTAAATCATTTTCTGAAATTTTAATTCGATGCATAATCGCTTCCGCATCGTCTAATGAGGTAGCACTATACGGAACGATTAAGTCATCTGCAGGAACAAACTTTGATACAGCTCTTCCTAATAAATCATCATAGTAAACTTTTTTAAATGACGAACCTGCTAGTGGTAAATAAAATAACATTTGATCAAACTCTGGTTCATACTCTTTCATCTGATCCATGATTTGATAATTCATAAATTCTTTAACTCTTTGAGCTTGAGATTCTCTATCAGGTGTAATTGCTCCAATAATTTGAGTTCTTACAGGTCCTTGAGCCGGGAGCAATTCTTTATAGGCCAAAGCTTGGAATTGAGTAACCGCTTCTGCTAACACAGGATGCGTTGCACCAGCGGCACCTTGGAAGGGTTCGGTTCTGTCTTCATATTTAAATCCTAAAAGATCAAGACCTTTAGTATAAGATTGTTCCCAGTCTTGTCTTGAAGATTTATAGTCTGTGTAGTTTTGAAATAATTCTGAACCAAGAGGCGCCAATATTTCCTCTGGTAGTAACTCTGCTAGATTGTCGTAGTGATTTTCTGATTGAGCCTGGTTGAAGGCTCCTGGTTCAAAATTAATTTCTACACCACCATCTTCTAATGGTGTAATTTCAGTTTCACCAACTTCTGGTAAATCTTCTTGTAATTCAATGTTCTCTTCTCTAGAAGTTTCTGGATCCTCTATTTCAATTGATTTTCTAACTTCGTTTGGAAGTGCTTTTTCTATGTCTGACATTAGTTTTCTCCAATCTTACATCTTTAACAGTATTGTACTCAATATTCAAGCCTTGTGATTGTGGACCCTTTTCGGGTGGTGGTCCACTCTTTTTACCAAATTTATATTTACTAGGATGTTTAAATGCAAAAGTCATTACCAATAATAAGTTCGTTTTTTTCTGGGTAAGTCATTATCTTTATAGTCTTCTGGGTGAATAATCAAGCCCCCTTGTCTAAATCTCATTAAAGCTTGTGTTGTGCTATCTACTAAGTCATCATGATCTCCATATGGAAAAGAAGCACATTCTTCTATTACTTCTTGTGCAAACTCTCTATCTTTAGGAGCCCAAACCATTCCAGACTCAAACATTGGAGCAACAGAGTTAACTCTTGAATGTTTATCATTTCCTTTTGATGGAGAAAAATTTATAACTGGAATTCCCATTTGTCTTAACTCATAAGTTAATGGTAGACCTGATGCCTTAGCTTCAACTAAAACAGTTTCAGGTTGCCAATAATCATATTGTTCTTTTGCCATTCTCCTTAGTTCAGGAAACTCTAATCTTTCTTTTACTGCATCTAATAAAATTATATGTTGAGGATCACCTTCATTCTCGTGAAAGATTCCCCAAGTTGTAATTGCACTATAGTCCGCTGTTTCTTTTTTCATGAACGCCGTATCATAACTTTGTATGACGTGTTGCAATGGAGGTAAATAATCTTTGTCCCAATTCTGCCACCACTCACGTTTTAATAATGCGCCTTCTTCTGCAGTTGGGTTTTGCATGTATTGTGCATTCCATTTTGCAATACCAGCAGATGCTTTTACTTTTTCTAATTCTTCTAACTTCCAATACTCTGGCCATACAGGTTGATCGTTTGGCATGATTGCAGGAAATTCTATAACTTCCCATTGATCTGCTTTTGCTTCTTTAGCTCCAGCATTTACAAGTTGTGCTGTTAAATCTTTTGTAGACCATCTTGTCATTACAATAACAATAGCTCCACCAGGCTGCATACGTTGTCTTGGTCCTGATGTGTACCATTCATACGCATTGTCAAATGCATTTGGAGAATTTACATCTTGCTCAGAATGTGGGTCATCAATAATTAATAAGTCAGCACCCCTTCCGGTTACTGCACCTTGGACACCAACTGCAAAGTATTCACCTCCTCCACTAGTTTCCCAACGGCCAGCAGCTTTTGAATCTTCTCTTAATCTTGTTGTAAATAATTCTTTATACTCTTCTGAGTCCATTAATGTTTTAGCTTTACGACCAAAACGAATTGCAAGTTCTGCTGTGTGAGTTGCTTGAATAATTTTTAAATCAGGTTTATTACCAATCATCCAAGCTGGTAAAAAATAAGATGCAAATTCTGATTTGGTATGCCTAGGGGGCATATTAATAATTAATCTTTTACATTCTCCAGTTAGGATTCTATTAAACGCACTTGCAATTTCTGTATGGTGCCTACCTTCAATAAATTCAGGCCAGGTGTATTTCACAAAAGATAAAAAATCAGATCTATATTTATTTTGAGTTGATTTCTTAACTCTAGTTAAAATATCTAATTTTAATTGTCTTCTGACTTTCGGATCTGCAATTGCATTTATTTTTTCTAAACTAAGCATAATATTTAATTATGGTACCAAAAAGTTTTTAGCAGGAATCTATTTCTAAATCAAACAATATACTGCATATATTAGGTACCATATTTTAGAAATCTACCCCTCCCCCCTTTTAAAAAGTTCGATTTTTGGTTTTGGCTTGGTACCTCTATCTTATGGGTGGGGCCCGCCCACATGCTCTTCTCTGCCTGCGACACTTTGTCGCACCACTAGATGTAGTAGTGCGACATTATGACATATTGACTAGCCCATACAGTCCTTGCAGTAGCCTTGTTTCCATGACCACCAATCAAGTGAGATAGTCTGACTACACCCACGACAAGTGTTCGTATTCTCGCAATATTCGTGAGCCTTCTGCCTTGCTTCTTTTTTAGGCAAGCCTTCACTCACGAATTGCTGAATCTTCTGTTCAACTACTGTTCCCATTACTGACTATTCAATTCTGGAAATGGTAGTTCTAATTGAGAGTAATTGAAGTCTTTATCACCAACAACTGAACGAGGTTCGTTGATCTCTTCAAACATCACAATATTAAAACTTTCATTTTTCTTTTTTAAAATATCGTGAGCTTCTTTTTTCTTTTTAATCTCATTAACATCTTGAGATTGTTCTACAACTGTAAAATAGGTTAAATCTATATTACTGTAAGTTGTTCTTTTTATTAGTAAGTATGTCATATTATTTCTACCTTTCTGTTATGGGATAATAATAGCATTATCCCATAACCTTTGTCAAGTGTTTAGTTTTCTTTTTTAAAATTAGGTAAAGCGTTCAATTCAGTATCCCACCTTAACCCGATTTTTTTACTTACATTATCCAAAGCAATAGCGAGACTATCTGGCGTTCCACTTTCCATAACAGTATCAATCGCTTTTTCTTTAAGCTCTTTTAACTGTTTAAGTCTTGCACCTTCTGGTCTTCGTTCTACTTCTTTTTCTGCAAGATTAGAAGCCCAGTCTCTTAACTGTTCCTCGCAGTCTTGAAGTGTAAGTTTATCATCACCTCTATATCTATAACTATCTCTCTTAAACTTATAGTTTAGTTCTTCTTCAGTAGGTTTTTTCTTTTCAAAAAAAGTTAGTGCTGTTGCTCTAGCGTCTTCTAACATTTTTTCTGCTTGTCTAAATTTATTGATGATTTTATCAGCACCAATTTTTTTAGATAGTTTCGCAACTGCTTTGTCTGTTGCTTGTGTTTTAAACTGTTTAACTAACAGTTCAGCGTCATCAATTAGAGGATCAAATTGTCTTCTTACTTTTCTTTCAAAATGATCTAATTGATATTTAGTCATTATTTTACTCATTGTGTTATCCTTTCTTTTAGTTAATACAATCACATTATATTTTTATTTCACAAATACTATTGGACAAATTGTCGCAGTTTGTTTTTCTTTTTTTTGGGTGGGGCCCGCCCACAAGCTCTTCTCTACTTTAGAATGATTCTAAATTAGGTGCGACGTTATGTCATATTTATGTTTCACGTGAAACATGGTATAGTGATAAATTACGAAAGGAGGTAAGAATATGACATTGACTGCTCAGAAAAAATACGAAGGACACTCTGACAAGCAGATAGCTAGAGCAATTTTAATTGATGCTTTAGATCTCGCTTTGACAACGTATCATCCACGTATTGAGACTGATTTAGAGAGAGTAGCTGAAGACTACAATCAATCTAAAATGAAATCAGTTAGAAAACATCTAGGTAAACTAGCCCATCAAATTTTTGTAATTTATGGACATAGTAAAGATCTAGATTTTTCAGCGCATCCAATAATTGAAAAGTTTGATGAATTGGAAATAGCTGAAGAACCACGGACAACGCTCAAAGTTGTTAAAGAAACACAAGTAGCATAAATCATAAAGCCAGGGCCCGCAAGGGCCCTGGTTATTTTTTTTTTGGGTGGGACCCGCCCACAAGCTCTTCTCTCAGGTGCGACAATTTGACCAATATGCAGGGCCCGAGGATCTTGTATAGTTGGATCATGAAAACAAAAGAAGCAAAAGAAATTACACACAGTCTAAGCAAGCCGGGCAAAATGCCCGGTTATGCTTACAGCATCCCGGCGCATGAATGCAAAACCGGGACAAAATTGCGGGGCGTTGCTGGTTCAACTTGTTTTAAATGTTATGCTTACAAGCGCGGCCGGTACCGATTCCAAAACGTAATCGACGCACAATATAAAAGATTTGAAGCGCTGCAACATCCATTATGGGTTGAAGCCATGGCGATGCAAATTAATTCAAAAAAATCTAAATGGTTTAGATGGCATGATAGCGGCGACGTTCAGAACCTGGACCATTTAAACAAAATTTTTGAAGTTTGTAAATTAACGCCTGAGATTAATCACTGGTTACCAACTCGAGAAGCTTGGACCAAAGAACACGTAAAAAGAGCGCCTAAAAATTTAATAATAAGATTCAGCGCGCCAATGATTGACCAGCCCGCGCCGGCAAGCTGGCCGCATACATCAACAGTGGTGACTAAGGGCGCAACATGTCCAGCACCAAAGCAGGGTAACCAATGCAAAAGTTGCCGGGCGTGTTGGGATAAGAAAATTAAAAACATTGCATATGGTGAACATTAAACAACAAACAGTGAACCCTTATTGGGTTCAAAGGCGCAAGCAACGCGAAGCTAAGAGGCGCAAGCGAGAAAGGGAAAAGGTACAAGCTACAAGCAACAAGCCTCCCCCTGGGGGGGAGGGTGTTTGGGTGGGTCCCGCCCACAAGCGCGCTGCGTCAAATTGTCGCGCGTCAATCTGTCATGTTGACACGCATATTGTCGCAGGGGCCGAGGCACAAGGTCACAGGCGCAAGTGCGACGTTTTGTCATGTTCTAAAAAATTTTTAAAAATGCGATGCTTCGATATTGTCAATTTAACAAACGGAGGAAAAAATGGCATTAAAATACGATTACACAAATATCGACACCAGCAGCTGGAGCAAGCAAGATCACGACATAGCTCATGGTTTTTGTTGGACTCTGATGGCAGTGGATATGCAGAATGTAACAGAAAAGAACTGGAAAGAAATTTTATTCCGGATCTTATATTTACAAAAAGTTGGACATGGACCTTGGACAGAGGACCAGGAACCAAAAGTTATAATTCAATGGCTGAAAAAGCTTATTGGTTATGGAACCAATGTTGGAGAAAAATCCAGAGCCAAATGGCTGCGAGCTCGAACCAATTTTATTGCTTCGGATGTAGACAACCAAGTTGTTTATTCTCTAAAAGAGCTGGAGCTGCAGGAATAGTTTCCCCTCCAACCCCAGGCGAGAAATCGCCTGGGTTTTTTTACGCCTGGATAATAATTAATAATTGTTGGAAGGCACAAGCATCAAGCTGAAAAAGGCACAAGCATGGGCGGGCCCCGCCCACAAGCGCGTGGCGCGACGTTATGTCACATTGACAAGATATTCTTGGATCTCGGTCCATGATTCGGCAATCGGGGACACCGGCTCACGCTCAATGATGCGCAGTATATCTCTTCCTTCATAAAGTTTTATGGACAAAGGAACGAGGGCCTTTGCCAGGATAAAAGTATTGTTTGGATGTTTCACATGGAACGCTATTTGGTGTGGAGAGAAGGTTAATTTTTTACGTTTTTCTACCTTCAATTCAACAGTAAAAAACTTCCCTTTTTTATTGTAACACAATAGATCTGGCACACCTGCAGATGCCCAACTTTCTAGTCTTGTAAAGGATATTTGATTAATATTTTTCTTAACTTCTTGCCAAAGTTTGGACTCATCTTTTGCCATAAATTCGCCGTAAGTTGTGTGGTGATAATTTGTTTAAAACGTAACTAAAGTTTATTTATAACTTTACCCATTCTAGCCTTTTCAGGTTCAATAGTAATTATTATTCTATGACTTTCTCTGACACCAATTAATTTATTTTCCATTAATTTAATACCTGAGACATCATAAAACTGACCATTGGGTAATACGACTTGAACTCTTGCATCACCACCTACTGGTGATTTAATAAACTTATCTAATACTTGTCTGAATAATCTACCTGATATCATACTTTATAAAAGCGGGGCCCAGTATCCTATCAGTCTCCCGATATTCGTAAGCCGACCCCACTTAATTAACTAAACGAAACGGAGGTAACGTTCAGTTGACACATACTATTTTTTACGTTAGAAGTCAATAGATATAACTGAGTCAGAATGTCGCATGAGTTTACCAAAGCAATTAACACCAAAACAAATAAAATTTGCACAAGAATTAGTCTACAATGAAGGCAGAAAAACAGCTACTCAATGCGCAATAGATGCAGCATATGCTGAAGATAGAGCTCATGTAACAGCTTCAGAACTACAAAATCCAAAGCATTATCCTCTTGTGGCTCAATACATTGGTGAATTAAGACAAGAGATAAGAAAGAAATATGATATTGATTTTGAATCTCACTTAGCTCAACTGGGTGATATGAGAAATAAAGCTTTAGATAGTAAAGCTTGGACAGCAGCTATCAACGCAGAAGTTGCTAGAGGTAAGGCTGCAGGTTTATATATTGAACAGAAGATTATCCGTACTGGTAAATTAGATGATTTATCAGAAGAGGAATTAGATAAAAGAATATCAGAAGTATTAGATCAATACTCACCAATTCTTGATAGTGTTGAACATAAAGAATTTAAAGATAAAATAAAAAAAACTAAACCTGGAGATAAAGGTTTACCAAAAACTATAAAGGTAGAAAGTGAACATGAAAAAATTGTCTAGAATGGAAGTACCTAACAGAATGGAATGTCAAACATTTCCTTTAAATATAGATAATGTATTTTACAGAGTTACATTAAATTATGTTTCTACAGAAACTGGAATAAGACTTGTAGCCATATGGGTTAGAACTAAAAAATCAGAATCAACTTTAGATAGAGAAGTAAGAATTGATGGTAAAGCTGTATCATTGTTATTACAATTTGGTTGTACTTTAAAAGAGATGGTAGAAACTTTCACAAGAGATAGTGTTATCGGTTCAGTTGTTTGGTATATACAAAAAAATTTAGAAGATATATTAAATGGTAATCAACTTGAAAAGTTACCTAGCCTATCTACACAACCAGCTGGTTACACAATCAAATAATTATATATTAATTCTTTCTATCTTTTTAATACAACCTTTTGGAAAGACATTTCTATCACTAAAAGATTCAAAGTGTGCATCATAACTTGCAAATGTTTTTACTACTTTGGAATCGTTATAAAAAATATATGCATGAGTTATCATCTCAGCAGGTTTCATCTCCATAAATTCATTATTATCAGCGTGCCCCGCATCACCCAAGATATCCAACCATGTAATTTTGCAGAAATAATATCTTTTTTTGTTTATAACAATCGATCTATATTTAGACTTTTTTCTTCTAGATTTAGGCATGCTGCACTATAGCATAGTTTCATCAGTATCATATCATTTCTGGTTCTTATTTACCCTAAACATGTACAATTAGACAAATTGTAGTACTTTTTTATTAAATTGTAGTAAAAAAAATGGCGTAAAATAAGGATTGTAGAGCTCTGTAGTGACCAATTACTACAATATTGCACTGATATTATCCTTTAAAATCAACGATTTAATATTACTTTTAAAAAATTGTAGTGCTTTTTGGGGTCTCAAACTTTTTTTGAAAAAAATTTTTTTAGTTTACCCTCAAAAAAATCCCTACAATCACTACAATGATGCCTTATTTTTGACTTTATATGTCTTTAATTTTGCCTAAATTAATATCAACATCAGCTCCTTCACCGGGCCCTGATCCGAAATACTTGGCTCCTTGTCTAATTAGCGAGTATAATCCTCCACTACCATAGCCAGTCTTACCTTGATAAGCCTCTTTCATATCTATCAATGCTGCTTTTAAATCTTCCATATTTTTGATATCTTGCTTATCATTAAAATCAAAAGTATCTTTTACAATTAACTCACCATCTTCATTAAGCATAACTTTAGCCTGACCTAATAAAGTTTTTAAATTATATCTGTCATCTAAAATGTTTCTTAGAATGTTTCTATCTATTGAATTGACTCCATAATCTTCGTAATCAATAAAACCTTTATCCATTCCTCCAATTGCTATTTCTTTTAATAATTTTTTATCGGATTCTAATAAATCTTTTTCAGTGAAAGGTTCTTTGCTACCTAATAAATCAGAAACAAACATCCTAATATTTGGTGGTATATAGTTTTTAAGACTACCAAGTCCTGAATCTTGTTCGGCCTCTAAATTTGTGATATCTTTTATTTCGCTCATATCTCCACAATACAAAGAAAATTATAATTAATAAAGGCTGAAGTATAACAAATATTACAATATTTGCTAGATAATATCCCATTCCTGTAATTTCACCTATTACTTCTAACACATAAACACAATACCAAAATACATCATTTATCATTTTTTATCTCTTTCATTGTAAAATTGATCTACTCTTCTCAACCATTCAAACTTAGCTTGTCGGAA